CAGCTTGGCGAGCGTTTTCCTGCGGCTGTTACAGCATTTGCTAAGGCCAATGGCATAAGCACTCAAGAGCTGCAAAAAATGCTCAAGAACGGAGAAGTCGGACTAGACAAGTTGGTCAATTTCCTTCAATTCGCTGTTAAGAAATACAGCGATGGCGCTTTGGAAATGGCAGCCAGCTCAGAAGAGTCTGGTCAGCGTCAAACCATTGCTTTCCAGGAAGTCAGGCGACAACTTGGCGAGCAGCTTGTAAGTGTCGGTTCAGAGCTGCAACAGTCAATAACCAAAGCCTTGAAAGATTTGACACCAGCGATCGTAAATATTGCCAAGGCGTCGGCTAAGGCCATAAAAGCAATAATTGATGGTATTGCATTGTTGATCACTCACTTTGACAAAATAAAAGACGTAATAATCATTCTTGTGGGCGGCGCTGTTGGAGGGAAGGCGCTTGGGCTGATAGTAAAAATTTCTGCATCGATAATTCCTTTAGTGAAGAAAGTTGGACTTCTGCAAGCAGCGATTCTGTTTTTAAACAGAGCACTAATGCTTAACCCGTTCTATGCACTTGCGGCAGGGATAACGGCAGCGGGAGTGGCGATTGATAATCACATTAATCGCCACGATAGGTTTATTGATAGCGTAGCGAGAGGCTCTACATCAGTTGATAATGCCAAGAAGAAACTAACAGAATATGGGAAAGAGGCGGCAAGTATTAATACGAAGCTGAATTCGCTCCCCGTTCCAAAGGCCCCACAAAGACCCACAGCGGCTGGTATCGGAATTGCGGGGACTCAATCAATGTCTGACCTTTCGGGAGGGCAAAGCATTGGAGAAATGCAAATACCGCAAATGCCTGCAGATACTTTTGCTGCTGACAGGGCGAAGTTGCAAGCCCGATTAGTTGAAATAAACAAGGCAAGAACGGGCTTGGCAAAGGCAATAAGTGATCGAGTTGAGCTGGAATCGTTGCCAGCGTCTATGCAAGATCTCCTAAAGCAACTGATGGAAGGGTCAACTATTCCTGGCCTAGACACCGATCCAAGTGGAGGCGGCACAGGCAAAACTCGTAAAGACATTTCAGACCTTGCCTTGAAGGCCGGTCTAGCAGATTTGGCTACTAAAGAAAAAGGGTTCGCTCTTGATGCTTCAGGTATTGCCCTGCAAAAAGAGAAGCTGCATTTGCAACTAGCAGCAACAGTTCAAAGTACAGCTGAAATGCAGGATAATGAGCAAATCTTGGCGGTGGCAACTGCAAGGCAGACCCTAATGAATGGGCTGTTTGATTTGAATGAAAAGGTAAAGAGACAAGCAGAAGAAGATCTTAAAAAAGAACAAGAAAAGGCAGCTGCGCTGAACGAAATCAAGTTAATAACAGGAGAGATTACTCAAGAGGAGTTTGATCAAGAGGAAATTAGGCAGCGAGCCACTGAACTTGTCAAACTTTTCCCTGGACAGTTTGAGGCTGTACATGCTGCGCTTGTAGAGGCAGCAAGCCCTTTGGGCAAGTTCAAGGATGGCTTGGAAGAGGTATTCGAGTCAGCAATGGATCTGAACACTGCATTAGGCGAGGCTGGCATTCAGGCGGTCAATAGCTTTGGTGATGCTTTTGCTGATTTTGTGGCAACAGGCAAGGCAAGTTTTGCAGAAATGACCAGTTCCATATTGCAAGACCTGGCGCGAATCTTTGCAAAGGCTGCACTATTTAAAGGGCTTTCTCTTATCCCTGGGGTAGGCAGCTTCTTGGGTCTGGCAAAAGGTGGGGTAACCAAAGGCATGACTCCTCCGACAACAATCCCCGGAGGTGTTGGCGCAATGGCAGCCAATGGTCTCGCAGTAGCGAGGAACGGAATCGTTCCTTATGCAAAGGGTGGCCTGGTAACAAAACCAACCTTGTTCCAATACGCGCAGGGTGGAGTTGGTAATTACGGTTTGATGGGCGAGGCAGGCACAGAAGCAATCATGCCTTTGCGCCGTGGTTCTAACGGCAAGCTTGGCGTTGAATCTTCTGGCGGCGGGGCTAGTAATGTAGTTATCAACGTTGATGCTTCTGGTTCTAACGTGCAAGGTGATCAGCCAAATGCCAAGGCACTTGGTGCTGCGATTGGTGCAGCCGTGCAGGCTGAGCTAGTCAAGCAAAAACGACCTGGAGGACTGTTGAGTTAATGGCTAATTTCCCTGATATCGCCCCGGATTATGGGGCTTCAAAAAAAGCTCAACCGAATGTTCGATCAATTGAATTTGGATCGGGGTATTCACAACGCGCAACCTTTGGCATTAATCAGGATACAAAAGTTTGGAGCTTGTCTTGGCAAAATAGAACAGCAACTGACAGTAACACGATTGAAGATTTTTTAGAGGCTCGCAAAGGCGTTGAATCATTTAATTGGTCGCCACCGGACGAGGGGGCTACTTACAAATGGGTTTGTGCAAACTGGACAAAAACAATGCCATATTCAAATTTATTTAATATCACTGCTACTTTCGTTCAAGTATTTGAGGTCTAATGGCTTATCCCTACGAACTACATAAGTGGGAAGCTGAGAGGGTTTACGAGCTTGGCGACGTTGTTCGCGCTAAACCCGCAAAAAACAACACGCTTGGGTTTAAGTGCATTGTTGCTGGAACGACAGCTACTCTTGACACTTATGACGGCTTCCCTAACCAAGAGCCGTCGTTTCCGTTCAAGATTACGCAAAAGCTAAAAGATGGTGAGGTAACTTGGGAAGCATTTGAACCGTTAGCTGAAGAGCTGCTTCGCCTTGCACCAACAGCGGTTATTGATTTGTTTGAGGTTTATCTGACGCCAGCAATGAATGATGGGCCTGAAGTTACTTTGTACTACCACGCAGGTAAGAACGGCTTAACAGAAGACATTAAGTTTAATAGTCAAACATATTCAGCCGTGCCAGTTGAGGTTGATGGGTTTGAGTTTTCAGCAAGGGGAACGCTGCCTAGGCCAACGCTAAAGGTCGCAAACGTAAACAACGCGATTACGCAGTTAATGCTGACGTACAACCCGTTGGGTGCAAAGGTTCAAAGGATTCGTACATTTGCTAAATTTATTGATACGACTAACTTTAATCAGCAAGTGCCTTTTGCGGCTGAGTCAGACGTTGCTGATGCGTTAACAACAGAAGGCAATGATTCGCTAATCATGCAAACATTTAATGACACCTCTGACCCCAACGCAAAAATTGTAGAGACTTGGTATATCGATCGAGTTTCCGGCGAGAATCAACAATTTGTTGAGTTTGAGCTTTCGCCAAAAATTGATTTAATCAATATAAGCCTGCCACGCAGAACGATTGAAGAGTTTTGCCCTTGGGATTACAAAGGTGAAGAGTGTAATTATAAAGACAGCAAATGTTTTACCGTAAACGACGCCAGAATACCGAATGATCAAAAAATTATTGAAAACGGAAAGGTAGTCAACGATATATGTGGCAAGCGTTTGTCAAGCTGTCAAAAAAGGTTTGGCACTGACGTGGATTTGCCTTATGGCGGTTTCTATGGAGCAAGACTTCAGGCTTAACGCGGAAAAACACGCTAAAACTGTTTGCCCCTACGAAGCGTGTGGTTTAGTTGTTGATGGGATTTACTTCCCTTGCCAAAACATTGCACTAGATCCAGCTACAGATTTTGCGATCAATCCTGCTGACTATGCCCGTGCCATGTTTGCTGGCACGATTGAGGCTGTAGTGCATTCGCACCCGCAAGGCACACCAGTCAGCGAGCATGATCGTAAAGCCTGCACGCAGACCAAGATTCCTTGGTACGTTTACTCTGTGCCAGATAATCAATGGTTAACTATCAAGCCTTGTTAGGCCGTCAGTGGGATTACGGCAAGACTGATTGCTACTCCTTGCTTCGCGAGTATTACGGGTTGCTTGGAATTGACTTGCCGGATTTCCCGCGTCCTAAATCGTTGGAGCGTACAGACAGCATATTTTTCAAGCACGCAAAGGCCATTGGTTTTAAGCCGGTACTTTTTGATGAACGGTCTGAGCATGACGTTCTAATCATGCGGCTTGGCACAAGAAATCCAATGCACGCGGCNATTTATGTCGGANGGGATAAGATCCTGCACCAGCGAATGAACAGCCTGAGTGCTTTAGAGCCCTTAAGCCGTTACTATAGGCAAAGCGTTGCAGCAGTTTTTCGCCATGCAGCTAGTTCTGTTGGCGGGTGAGCTGGGTGAGAAGTACGGCCAGAAGCACGAGTATTACAACCTTCAAACGCCTGCTGATGCAATCAAGCTGCTTTGCATCAACTATCCAGCGTTAAAATCTGAGTTAATGCAGGCGCACAAAAACGGCGTTGGCTACAGAGTGATTCAGGGTGGTGCGGCAATGGGATATGACGAGCTGCAATTGCCGTTTGGCAGTAAGCCATTGCTTGTGGTGCCTGTAATTACAGGTTCTGGCGGCGGGTCTACGACGCAGATTTTGCTTGGTGTTGGATTGGTTGCGCTGGCAGTCTTAAACCCTGCGGTGGGGTTTGGATTAGGCGGTGCTGTGGGATTTGGTGCTGGCGCTGTCGGCACGGCAACTGCTGCAACTTTTGGAGCCAGTCTTGTGGCAGCAGGCGGCACACTTGGAATTGGCTTGATTCTTT